CCCCGCCGGTCGAGCTCCGCGGCGCGCGGTCGGCCTGCCGCTCGTGTCGAGCGGCGCGACGTTCCTCGTCCCCGAGGGCGCGCCGTCCCCGGCCGCCGTCGGCGATCTCGTGGTGCAGCCCGGCCCGCTCGACGTCGACCCGGCCGGCATCGCGACACGGGCCGCCGTCGGCGCGCCTGCCGCCGCCGTCGGGGACGTCCAGGTCGAGCCGCCCGGCGTCGAGCCGCCGCGCGCGGTCGGTGACCTCACGGTCGCGGGCGGCCCGGTCGACGTCGACGCCGGGCCGGGCCCGCGAGCTCGCCGCGTCGGGGACCCGGCCGTCGACCGGGGCCCGGTGCTCGTCGAGGTCATCACCGGCGTCGGGCCGCGGCACGCCGTCGCCGGCCCGGTGGTCGAGGCGGGCGCGGTCGACCTCGCCCCGACCGGCGTGCCGTCCGCGGCCGCGGTGCTCGCCCTGCCGGCGTTCACCGTCGGCCCGGTCGACCTGCTCGCCGGCAGCGTCCCGCCCCCGCGGGCGGTCGGCGACGTCGACCTGCTCGCCGGGGCGCTGTCCGCGCGGCCTACCGGGATCTCGTCGAGGCAGGCGCTCGGCGAGCCGGAGGTGTTCGTCGTGGTGACCTCGCCCGGCGTGCCCGCGCGCGCCCGGGCCGGCCGCCCGGTCGTGCACCGCGATCCCCGCCGCACAGCTGTCCGCCTGTCGCCGTCCTCCGGCGTCGGCACGCTCACCGCCGCGCACCTCACCGACCCGCGAAGGAGCCTCCATGCCGACCACGGGTGAGCCGGTGCCGCTCACGCTCACCGTCGGCGGTGCCGACACCGACACCGAGGTGTCTGCGGTCGCCGTCGGCCCGCTCGGCGGGTCGGAGCTCGACCTCGCCGTCCTGCTCGATGCCCCGCCGGACCGGTCCCGGTGGGCCTCCACGCTGGTGCCGACGATGCCCGGGGAGTGGCGGGTTCAGTGGACCGTGACCGGGTCCGGTGCCGGCGTCGCCTGGGACACCGTCCTCGTCCAGGCCGCGCCGGGCGACGTCCCCACCGGGGGCCGCTCCTACGCCACGACGGTCGACCTCGCCCGCTGGCCGGGCACGCGCCTGTTCGCGGGCGCGGGCGCGGCTCTGGCCGAGGCGTCCCGCGCGCTCGACGCGGTGCTCATCGGCGCCTGGTACGCCACGGACGAGGACGGGCAGCCCACCGACCCGCGCGTCCGCGCCGCCCTGCGGGACGCGGTGTGCGCGCAGGTCGCGTACTGGCAGGAGCTCGGCGACGACACCGGGTCCGGTGCGGCCGAGCAGTGGGCGAGCATCGGGATCGGGTCCGTGCAGCTCTCCCGCGCGAGCCGCAGCCAGACCGGCGGGCAGGACCCACAACCGGACATCGACGCCCCCGCCGCCCTGCGCATCCTGCGGAACGCGGGTCTGCTCCCGATCCGGCCGGTGGTGTACGGGTGAGGCTTCCCGCGGCGGCGCTCGTGCACGTCGTCACCGTGGAGCCGTACCTCGGCAGCAGCGGCCGCGGCCCGCGCTACGGCCCGCCCGTGCAGGTGCGCTGCCTCGTCGAGGAGAAGCGCCGCACGGTGCGCTCCAAGGAGGGCCGCACGCTCGTCGCCGGCTCGACGATCCGCACGCAGCTCGACGAGCCGATCACCCCCGAGTCGCGCATCACCTACCGGGGCGCGCGCGTGGAGGTGCTCGCCGTGGCCCGGCACGACGGGGGCCGCTCCACCCCGAACCACCTGGAGGTGATGGTCCAGTGACGCTGCGGATTCGGCCCGGGTTTGACCTGCGCAACGCCGCGAACCTCCACGAGGACGCGGCCCGCCGGGGCATCCGGAACGCCATCAACCACGTGTTCGGCGTGACGCAGGAGCGCGTGCCGCTGGAGGAGGCCGTCCTCCTCAACAGCGGCCGCGTGGAGATCGACGGCGAGGGCCTCTCCGCCGCGATCACCTACGACACCGTGTACGCCGTCCGGCAGCACGAGGAGCTGACCTGGCGGCACGCCCCCGGGCGGACCGCCAAGTACGTCGAGGGCCCGATGAACGAGGAGCGGGACACCGCGCTCGCCCTCATCGCGGCCGAGCTGCGCCGGGCGATGCGATGACGTGGCTCGACGGCCTCGCCGCGCACCTCGCGCTCGTGCCCCGGCTCGCGCTCGCGTGGTCGCCGGACGCCCCGTACCCGCCTGGCGTGGTCGGGATCGCCCTGGAGCACGTCCCGCCCGCCCCGGACGAGGTGGTCGTCCTCACCGGCTACGAGGGCGACGAGGCGGACACGTCGACCTCCTACGACACGCCCCGCCTCCAGGTGCGGGTGCGCGGCACCACCGACCCGAGCGTGTCCCGGCACCGGTGCCAGCAGCTCTACGACTACCTCCACGGCCTCGGCCCGCTGGAGCTCCAGGGCGGCGTGTGGGCACAGCTCGTCGTCGGCCGCGGGTCGGGGCCCGGCTACATGGGCGCCGATGAGCAGGGCCGGCACGAGCACGTCGCGAACTTCAACGTCGATCTCTACAACCCCAACCGGAGAGGACGGTCCGCCTGATGGCGCCGACGCAGATCAACAACCGTGACTGGATCTTCCAGGTGCAGACGGCCCCGACGACGTGGACGGAGATCGGCGAGCTCACCGAGTTCAAGCACAACCCCGGCGAGAACGAGGAGACCGCCGACACCACCGTATTCAAGGACGGCGGGCAGTACCGGCAGCAGGTGATGCAGCGGGGCGCCACGCTGGAGCTCACCGGCAAGTACGGCGTCTCCGGCGCCGAGCGCACCCGCGACCCCGGACAGCTCGCCGTGGACGTCCTCGGCACGAAGGTCGGCGACGAGTCCGAGGGCACGATCCGGTTCCGGCACGCCACCGTGGACGAGTGGACGGTGTGGGACTGCACCGTCACCCCGGGGGAGCAGGGCGGCGGCACGAACGAGAAGACCGGGTGGGCCGCGACGTTCACCCGCTGCGGCGCCGCCCGCGTCGTCGAGGTCACGCCGTGACGGCCGAGGTCGAGCAGGTCGAGGACTTCGACGCGTTCTGGCAGGCGCAGCGGGCCGAGCAGCCCCGCGTGCGCATCCGGGGCGTCGAGGTGCCGATCCCGATGGACCTGCCGCTCGCGCTCGTGGCGCAGATGCACGGCGCCACCCCCGCGGACGAGGAGCAGAACCGCCGGCTGCTCGCCGAGCTCTACGGCCCCGAGGTCATCGAGCAGTGGATCTCGGCCGGGATGGGCGCGCGGGAGTTCTTCGTCGTCCTGACGTGGTCGTTCGTCCGCGGCACCGGCGGCACGATCACGTTCGCCGACGCCGCGGTGCGCGCGGACGAGGTGCTCGCGAAGATGTCCGACCAGGGAAAAGCGGCGGCGCCGAAGCCGACGGCGCCGAACAGGAGGGCTCGGCGCTCCGCCTCTGCTGGGGCGTCCTCGTCGCGGACTTCCGCCGCGAGTACGGGGTCACGGCGCGCGAGCTCGCCGGCCTGACCTGGCGGGAGTTCCGCTGGCTCCGGGACGGCCTGTCCGGCGAGGCCCGGTACTGGGACGCGTTGAAGCGCGTCCCCCGCCGCGTCACCGACCCGGCCGAGATCGACGCGATGACCCGCGCGATGCGGGCCTGAGCAGCACGAACCACAACTTCATAGGGGACCACCGTGAACGTCGGCGAGCTCGTCGCGTACCTGACCCTCGACGACTCCCAGTTCCGGCGCACGCTCGACCGCGCCAACTCCGCGGCAGCGTCGCTCGGCTCGACCGCGCTCACCGCGGCGAAGGGCATCACGGCCATCGGCGCCGGGGTGCAGGGGATCTCCGCCGTCGCGGGCGTCCTCGGCACCGCGGCCGGCGCCGCGCTGGTCCTGCCCGCCGCGTTCGTCGCAATCAAGGTCGCCACCGCGGCCGCGACCGTCGGCATGCAGGGGTTCGGCGACGCGATGTCCTCGCTGGAGGACCCGGCCGCGTTCGCCGAGGCGATCGAGAAGCTCGCCCCGGCCGCCCGGGAAGCCGCGATCGCCGTCCGCGACCAGAAGGGCGCGTGGGACGCCCTCCAGCTCGACGTGCAGCAGAACCTGTTTCAGGGCATGGGCGAGCACATCCGGTCGCTCGGCGGCCGGTACCTGCCCGTCCTGCGGGGCGCCCTGTCCGGGGTCGCGTCGGACATGAACGGCGCGGCCCGCGCCACCGCGTCGTGGCTGGACCGCGACCCGGCACAGGCCACGATCACCACGACGCTCGGCCACATGCGCGAGGCCATCGGCAACGTGCTGGAGGCCGTCTCCCCGCTCGGCAACGCGCTGATGCACGTCGTGGCGGTCGGGGCGGAGTTCCTGCCCGGCCTGACCGCCGGCGCCGGGGACGCCGCCGAGGGCTTCGCGGACATGGTCGCGAACATGCGCGACAGCGGCGAGCTGCACGCGATCATCTCCAACGGGCTCGACGCGCTCGGCAAGCTCGGCCAGATCGCGGGCAACGTCGGCGAGATCCTGAAGGGGATCTTCACCGCCGCGGACACCGGGGGCGCCGGGTTCCTGGAGCGGCTCGTCCTCATCACGCAGCAGATCGCCGACATGGTCAACTCGGCGGCCGGCCAGGAGACGTTGACGACGTTCTTCCAGACCGCGGCCACCCTGTCGGACCTGTTCATGCAGGCCCTCTCGGTGCTCCTGCCGCTCCTGCCGCCCATCGTCGAGGTGCTCGGCATCATGGCGACCACGGTCGGCACGGCCCTCGTCGGCGCCCTCACCGCGCTCGCGCCGTACCTCCAGGCGTTCGCGACCTGGCTCGCCGAGAACCCGGCCCTGGTGTCGGGGGTGACGATCGCGCTCGGCCTGCTCCTCGTCGCCGGCAACGGGCTCATGGCCCTCGTCAGCGTCATGACCACGGTGCAGGCGGTGTGGGCCACTGGGATGATCCAGATGGCGGCGGGCGCCGTGCGTACCGCGGTCGTGTGGGCTGCCCAGTGGGTCGTGATGGCCGCGAGCTCGCTGCTCTCGGCCGCGTCGATGGCCGCGTCCTGGCTGATCGCGATGGGCCCCGTCGGGTGGGTGATCGCCGCGGTCGTCGGCCTCGTGGCCTTGATCATCGCCAACTGGGACATGATCGTCGCGGCGACGCAGCAGCTCGTGGGCAGGGCGGGCGAGCTCCTCGCCTGGTTCGGCACCCTGCCGGGCCTCTTCGCACAGTGGTTCGAAGGCGCGAAGGCCGCCGCGATCGCGAAGGGCACCGAGCTCCTGGGGTGGCTCGGGTCCCTCCCAGGGCGCATCCTCGGGCTGCTCAGCGGCCTCGGCTCGCTCCTGCTCGGCTCCGGCCGCGCGCTGGTTGACGGCTTCCTCGCTGGCATCCGCGGCGCCTGGGACAGCGTCGTGTCGTTCGTCCGCCAGGGCGTCCAGTGGGTGCGCGATCTGTTCCCGTTCAGCCCTGCCAAGACCGGCCCGTTCAGCGGTTCCGGGTACGTCACCCACTCGGGAAAGGCTTTGACCGGGGACTTCGCGCAGAGCCTGCGCAACGGCATCCCCGGCATCATCGCCTCGGCCCGCGCAGCCGCGGAAGCTGCACAGGGCCCGCTGAACGCCACGAACCTGGCCGCAGCGGGGGCGGCCGCCCGGCGGCTCGCCCGCGAGACCGCGGACAGCGCGCAGGCGGGTGCGGGGACCTCGTTCACCGTCTCCGCCGGCAGCGACGGCGCCATGACCCCCGAGGACGTCCTCCGTCGCGGAGGCGGCCCGGGCGCGGGCGGGCCGAGCGTCTCCATCCAGATCAACAACCCGTCGGCCGAGCGCTCCTCCGACTCGCTCGTGCGAGCCGGCGCGACGCTCGCCGCCGTCGGCCCGTGGGGGGATGAGTAGTGGAGGGTCTCTCGTTCGCCGGCCTGGACCTCGGCACGCGCGCGATCTCGTTCGTCGACCTGGACGGGCCGCTCGCCCTGCCGGAGCGGCGCGGCGAGAACGTCGCCGTGGAGGGCCGGCACGGCATGGTGCGCGCGGCCCGGAAGAAGTACGGCGGCCGGGTCGCGCCGGTCGAGCTGCTCGTCACCGGGCGCACCGCGGCCGGCGTCCTGCCGGCCGACCCGCGCGCGCAGCTCGACGCGAACCTCCGCGAGCTCGGGGCGGCGCTCGCCGTCGACGTCGCCCCGCTTGTGCACACCCTGTCGAGCGGGGTGCAGCGGCAGGTGCTCGCCGAGTGCCGTGCGGCCGTCACGCCCACGCGCGGGCGGGCCGGGACCCTCGTGCGGGTCAAGGCCGTCTTCGAGTCGCACGAGGCGTTCTGGCGGGCGCTGACGCCCACCGTGGCGTCGTTCTCGCTCGCCGCCGGGGCGTCCCGCCTGCTCGCCGAGTTCGCCCCCTCCGACGCCCCCATCGACGACCCGGTCCTCACGTTCGGACCCGGGCCAGCGCCCACCCTCCGCGTGCCCGCCACGGGCCTGTTCGTGGCCTACGACGCCCCGATCGGCGCCGGGCAGACGCTCGTCCTGGACTGCGCCGAGTGGGACGGCTCCGGCACCGGAGGGCTCGTGTTCGACCGCACGAAGCTCCGCACCACCCCCGGCGAAGGGCGGTGGTTCGGGCTCGACCCCGTCCGCGGCTCCGCGCCGACGGTCCGCCTCGACTTCAACGGAGGAGGCACCATGCCCGTGACGATCTCCGCCCGCCAGTCCTGGATGTTCGGGTGAGCCTCGGCGTCGAGGTGTGGGTCCTCGGCCAGGGCGGCGCCCCGGACCGGGTGGTCCCCGACCTCGGGGACTACGCCGTCACCCCGATCGCGAGCGACATCGGGTCCGTGTCGCTGAACTACCCGCGCGACGGCCGCCGGTTCGACCTCCTCCACGCTGTCCGGACGCAGGACCGGCCGGTCGAGGTCGAGATCCGGACCGCCGGCTCGACCACGGGCGCGATCGGCGCGCTCCTGTTCACCGCGTCCGGGGACCGGATCAAGCCCTCCGACGTGTGGACGTTCACCGGCTACACGCTGGAGTGCGTGATGCGGCGGGCCCGCCTGCCCTACAACGCCGACCCGGCGCAGGGCGGCACGGACAAGGGCGAGAGCTCGTTCAGCGCGAACGCGGGCGTCATCATGCGCACGCTCGTCCAGCGCGCGCAGGCTCGCGGCACGCTGACCAACGTCTCCACCGCGTCGTTCTCCAACACGCTCGACTCCAACGGGGTCCCGTGGGCGCGCACCGCGGTCGTCACTCTGGCGCCCGGCCGGGACTACGCGGACATCCTCGCGACCACCCTGCACGCCGCCGAGCTCTGCGAGTGGGAGGTGCGCCGCGCGCCCGGCGGCGGCTACGAGCTGCGCCTCTACAACCCGGGCACGCGCGGCGTGGACCGCACGACGCCCGGCCCGACACAGCTCACGTTGGAGCACGGCCGGGACCTGGAGGACGCGCCGGTCCGGCACGACGTCGAGCCGATCCGGACCCGCCTGACCGTGGCCGGGAAGGACGGCCTCGTCACCACGGCCAGCAACCCGACGGCGGAGGCGCGCCTCGGGTACCGCGTCGAGGGTTACGAGAGCTTCGGCGACGTCGCCGACCCGGGCACCCTCGCCGCGGTCGCGCAGCTCGCCGCGAGCACCGCCGGGGACGGCGAGTCCGAGCACACGCACGGCCTGATCCTCGAGGAGGGGCACCCGCTGCCGGGCCGCGACTTCGGCCTGTCCGACTGGGTGCTGTGCGCCGTCGACGGCGTGGCCGTGCGCCGCCGCGTCGTCGCCTACGACCTGTCCCGCGAGGGCCGCGACGTCCGCGCCGCGGCCACGTTCGGCGACCTCATCGCCGCGCGCGCGGTCCGGGTGCAACGCGCGATCGACGCCCTCACCAACGGCTCCACGGTCGTCGGCGCCCCGGCCCCGCCGCCCGACGTCGACGACGGGAAGGCGCCCGCCGCCCCGGCCGGCCTGACCGGCACGAGCCGCGCCTACTTCGACTCGGCGGGCGTCCCGCTCGCGCAGGTCACCGCGACGTGGCTCGCCGTGACGACGAACGCCGACGGCACGGCGATCGGCGACCTGTCCGGCTACGAGGTGCAGTTCCGCTACCTGCCCGGGCAGGCGGGCAACCTGTCCCCGGACTGGCAGACGGCCGGGATCACCTCGGCGACCACGCTGCGGTGGTCGCCGATGGTGCAGGGCCGCGCGATCGAGCTCCGCGTCCTCGCGTACGACCGCTACAACCGCGACTCGGCGTGGTCCCCCACGTTCGCGATGACGACCGCGACGGACGCCGAGGCGCCCCCGGTGGCATCGGCTCCGACCCCGTACTCCCACCTCGGCCTGCTCGTCGTGCCCTGGGACGGCAAGGGCGTCGGCGGGGTCGCGATGCCGGGCGACTTCGAGGTGTGCGAGATCCACGTCTCGACGACGCCCAACTTCACGCCCTCCCGGCCGCTGGACGGGAACGAGCGGCTCGACCTCGGGGCGTCGACGACGTACGCGGGCGAGCTCCGCGCGGCGGGGGAGTGGCCCATCGACATCGGCGCGGCCGGGTACGGGACGACGTTCTACGTCCGGCTCGTCACCCGCGACCGCACCGGGAACGCGGCCGGCCCGTCCGCGCAGGCGTCCGCGGTGCTGGAGCAGGTGAAGGACGGCGACCTCGCCGGCATGTCGATCGGCAAGCTCACCGTCGGGATCATGTCGGCGATCATGACGATCTCCGGGATCATCCGGACGGCCGCGGCCGGCGCCCGCGTGGAGCTCGACACGGCGGGCCTGCGGTGCATCGCCGCCGACGGCCGGGTCCTCTTCGAGTTCAGCATTCCGAACAACCTGCTCAGCCTCGCCGGCCGGCTACTCGCCGGAGCGGGCATCGGCGTCGGCCGCACCATCGACGTCAACCCGACGACCCCCGCGATCGACATGTACCCGGACGGCACGACAGCCCGCATCCGGCAGCGCGCGGACGTCTCCGCCTTCCCCACCGGCGGCAACGGGCCCGTCTACACCCGAGAGCGGCTCAACACCGCAGGGCAGACCGACGGGCCGACGCTGATCGAGTGGCTGGGCGGCTCGCTGCGCACCTTCCGGCGCACCAACGGACAGCTGTTCGGCGGCAAGCTCCAGTTGCAGCCCGACGCCGCGTTCTTCGGGGTCACCGACCCCGCTACCGGCGTGGACGCGACCATTCAGGTGCGCAGCGACGGGGACACGCTCATCCTCACCGACGGCGGCGAGCTGTTCATCGACACCGACGGTGGTCTGATCCGGTTCACCGAACCTCTCGGCACCGGCGGCGCGGGGTTCTCGTTCAAGGTGCAGGGCTTGGGCGACAACGGTTACCGCACCGTTTTCTCCCAGGACAAGAATGTGATTCGGTTCGTCGACAATTCGTCGAATCAGTTCGTCGGGGACGGCAACGGCGGGCTCAAGAGCTTCGTCATCCCGCACCCGACCGACGACTCCCGGTGGCTCGTGCACGTCGCCACCGAGAGCCCGGAGGCGCTCGTCGAGTACCACGGCGAGGCCGAGCTCCACGGCGGCACGGCGGTCGTCAACCTCCCGGCCTACTTCGAGGGCCTCGCCGCTGACGAGGGCCGCCGAGTGCAGGCGACGATGCTGCTCCCGGACGAACCGCTCGTCGAGCTCGTCGACTCCCCGCCGCCGCCCGCCGGGATGCCCGGCGCGCAGCGGCCGCCCCTGCTCATTCCCGAGTGTCAGCAGGTGCGCCCCGTCGCGGCCAGCGTGCCGCGAGGCGGCCGGTTCCGGCTCGCCTGCCCTGCCCCCGACGGCACTCGCGTCGCCTGGCGCGTCGTCGCCCCGCGCCGCGGCTCCTCGTTCCCGGTCGAGCCGCACCGCGACGACGTGGACGTCCACGGTGACGGCCCGTACCGCTACCTCACCCCCCGTCGCCCGGCCGCCTGACCGCGGCCCGGCGCGCACCCGTACCTGCACGCGAAAGGGGCCACACGTTGCCCTGGGACCTCTGGACCTTCCTGTTCGGCCTCGTGGGGGCGCTCGCCGTCCTCGTGCCGCCGATGCTGTGGCTCGGTCGCCGCATCCGCGCGCTCTCGATGTTCTCCGACGAGCGGTTCTCCCACTTCCTCGACGACTGGTTCGGCGAGGACGCCCGGCCCGGGTTCGTCGCCCGCCCCGGCGTGCCGGAGCGCCTGGAGAACGTGGAGACCCGCCTCGGCACGGTCGAGCACCAGACCGCGCAGCTCCAGCGCAACGGCGGCAGCCACCTCGCCGACGCAATCGACAAGCTCGTCCGCGACGCCGACCAGCGAGCCGGGAACGTGGAGCGCCTCGCCCGGATAGAGGGCATCCTCTCCGGCCGCGGCGCCCCCTCCGCGGCCGCCGTCGTCGTCACGCCCCCGCCCGACCGGGCAGGCTGACGTGCTCATCATCAGCCGCGAGGAGTGGGGCGCCCGGCGCCCTGCCGGGTTCGCCGAGGCACCGCTCCCAGCCCGCGAGCTCTACCTCCACCACTCGGTGACGGTCGCCCCGGACCTCCTCCCACCGTTCGACGATGACGACGCCGCCGTCCGCACACTGGAGCGGATCGGGCACGACAGGTTCGGCGGCGGGATCTCCTACACGTTCGCGGTGACGCCGCTCGGCCGCGTCTACGAGGGCCACGGCGTCGGCCGCCGCGGCGCGCACACCGGCGGCCGCAACAGCATCTCGCGGGCGATCGTGCTCGTCGGCGACTACGACCGGCAGAAGCCGCCCGACACCGCCGTGCGCGCGGTGGCCGAGCTCGTCGCCCACGGGCACCGCGCCGGCTGGTGGCCCGCGCGCCTCACTGGCGGACACCGCGACGCCCCGGGCGCGTCCACGGCCTGCCCGGGCCGGCACGCGTACGTGCTCATCCCGGACATCAACCGGCAGGTGGCCGGCCTCCTCGCGCTCGCCCCAACCAAGCCGACGTCCGCTCCCCGCCCCGCCCACCTGGAGGACGACATGTTCACCGATGACGACCGGGCGATGCTGCGCCAGCTCGCCCGCCGCGACGACGTGGGCCACGCCCGCAGCCAGATCCTCTCCAGGCTCGGCGTGGTCGACCCCGTGGCGTACCCGACGAGGCGAACCCCCGAGGACATCGCTGCCGACGACCTCGCCCGCCGCAACGACGTCGGTCACGCCCTCACCCGCATCCTCGCCGCCCTGGACGCCAGCCCCGCGGCCGTCCTATCCGCGGACGACGTCCGCGCTCTGATCCGGGACGCCCTCGCCGAGGTCGGCCCGCTGTACCTCACCTCGAAGGAGATCGCCTGATGTCCGCTCCCCTCAGCTCCGCCCGCCCGACCCCGATCCGGGAGGCGTTCAAGTCCGTCGGCGGCGCGATCCTCGCGATCGGCACCGTCATCACCGCGCTCGTCACGCTCGGCGTGCTCGACGCCGCGCAGGGGACCGCGCTGGAGGGCCTCGTCGCCCTCGTGCCGGCCGTCCTGGAGGCCGTGGTCGTCATCCTGGTCGCGTTCGGGGTCATCAAGCGTGCCGAGAAGGAGACGACCCCGCTCGTCGACCCGCGGACGTCTGTGTTCGTCGACGGCGTGGAGGTGCTCGTCCCGCTCGTGCCGGACGAGGAGTACCGTCCGCGGTTCTGACGTCCGCGACTACATCGCGTGTTCGACTAGTCCGATCCAGTGACATTCTTTCCAACGTCGCAACGGAGTCATGATCGGCTCGTAGTACCAGGTGGGACCGCAGATCCCACCGACTGCCGTCGACGGGGATCGCTTGCCCAGCGTCACCGTTGACGGCACCCAAGAGGCCCCGCTCACCCCTTCGGGGGTGGGCGGGGCCTCTGCTGTCGTTACAGGGCTCGCGGCGGCGCGCCGCGGTGAACCGTGAGTGCCCCCTCGCCCCCTGCCCGGGTGACCGAACCTGCACGCGGTGTCATGACACCCTGCTACCGTGGGTGTCATGACACCCGAGCAGGCGAGCGCTGACGCACCCGCTGTCATGACAGTGCCGAGATCGACTGTCATGACGGATGAGACACTCTCCGCCGTGCCCAACCAGGAGAAGACTCCTCGGAGGACGGTCCGCGTCCCCGACGAGGTCTGGCTCCCGGCCAAGGCCGTTGCCGAGGAGCGCGGGGAGTCCCTCTCCGATGTGATCCGGGCCGGCCTGGAGCGGTACGTCAAGCGGCACGCGCCGCGCCCCGACGAGCAGTGATGCGCCAGTACGGCGACGCCGAGCGCGCCGCCCTCATCGACGTCATCGCGCAGGTGCCGGACCTCGCGGCCCGGCTGCTCCAGACGCACACACCGACTCCCAACGGCCGGTGCCCGGCCTGCGCACCGCGCCAGGGGCTCCAACCCGAGTGGCCCTGCGTCATCCACGACTACGCCTCAGCCGCCGCCCGCAGGCAGCTCGGCCGACCTAACGGGCCGCGCCCGACCTAACGCCTGCGTTAGGCGCACACGTAAGGCCCCTGACCTGCGGTAACGCGCAGGGTCAGGGGCCTCACTGCGTGGTCGGTCGGCCGGGTGTTTCCGCAGGTCGGCTCGACCTCGTGGGCGCGCCCGGCTCGTCGCGTTAGGCGGCCCGCGGGGTGCCGTCGAGATCCTCGCGCCGGACGCCGCGGACGGTGCGGCCGGCCACCGGGCAGTGCACCGGCGCGGACTCGACACCGGCGCCGCGCAGGGCGGCCGAGAGGGTGGCGTCGTCCCAGCGCTCGTAGTGCGCGGGGCGCAGTAGCGCGAGGCGGTCGCGGACGGCGGCGAGGCCCATCCGGCGGGCCGGCTCGGCGTCGAGCACCTCGCGCACGTCGTCGAGCACGTCGACGACCGGCTCCTCCGGCTCGTCGACCTGCCCGGCCGCCTGCCCGGTGAGCCGCCCTGCCGCCTCCCGCAGCGCACGGGCGCGGTTCGCCACCTTCTCCGAGGCGACCGCGTCCAGGCCGGCCACCGAGCGCACGATGCGGGGCTCCGCACCGTCGCTGATGAGGTACGCGATGCCCTTGTCCCGGAAGCTGAACAGCGTGGCCCGGACGCCCTCCTTGTACATCGACGTCCCGAGCACCTGATCGTTCGCAGGCTGGCCGTTGACCTTCAAGCAGAACCGCGCCGACGCGTTCGCGCTGATGGCGGTGGGGATGCTCTTGGCGTCCGGCTTCTGCGTGGCGAACAGGGGGATGATGCCCAGCGCGGGCCCCCGCTTCACGAGGTCGGTGCAGAGGGCGATGAACTCGTCCCGGACGGCCTTGTCCGGGTGCTCGAACCACACTTGGCACTCGTCGACGCCGAGGACGATCGGCTCCAGGCGCAGGTCACGGCGGTTGGCGAGGTCGTCGGTGACCTTGTTCTCGGCGGCGAGCTCGCGCGGGAGCTCGCGGATCACCTTCGCCCGCCGCCGCATCTCGGCCACGATGTCGCGGAGGTGCTGGAGCTGCGCCTCGATGTCCTCCGGCTCGTCGCCGACGCCGTAGCCGTGCGCGTAGGCGGCGCAGGGCGACAGGTCGCCGGTGCCCTTCAAGTCGAACGCGTAGACCCGCGTGCGGATGTCCAGACCGGCGACGAGCAGCCACTCCCGCACGAAGAACGTCTTCCCCATCCGCGGCACCGCGCCCACCACCCACGCGGTGTAGGCGAGCGTGACGTCTATCCACTGGTTCCGCTGGTCAGTGACCATCGGGGCCCCGCGGAACACGTTCACGGTGCCCTCGCGGAGCAGCGGCCAGGGCGCCTGCTTGGAGCTGCTCATCGGCTGGTCGGCGACGAACAGCGACAGGTGCCCGGGGTGGCGGATGCCGACGGCCGGCCACACGGTGCCGAGCTCGCGGCGCAGCGCGGCGGCGAGCTCCTCCCGCTTCTCCATGACGTCGGACGCGGGCACGCCCGCCGGGAGCTCCACGTCGACCTGAACGCCCGGTCCGTGGCGGTGGACGTCGGTGAGCATGCGGATGTCGTCGGGGTCCTTCAACCGGCCGATGCCGATGTCGCAGAGCGCCTGCCGCACGAGCGGCGCGCGGAGCGGCACGGCGGACGGGCCGGCGACCTCCTCGCGGGCGACGAGCGCCCGCTCCTGCGGGCGGCCCACCCACCCGAGGGCGAGCACGCCCGCCGTGCCGGCGATTACCCACGTCCACGCGGGCGGCCGCGGGACGAGCGCGAGCAGGTCGGGCCCGAACCACCAGACCGCCCACCCGACACCGGCGCCCGCGAGCACCTCGCCGATGCCGCGCCCGGGGATGAGCTTGACGATCCAGACCGCGACCGCCACCCCGACGATCCCGGCCAGCACCCGCGGGAGAGTCCAGGCGAGGACCGGGACGGCGACGAGCAGTGCCACCGTGCCCGCGACCATCGCCCGGGCCTTCACCGAGGCGCGCCGCGCCGCCTGGACCTGCGCGTACCCGCCCGCGTCCCCGCCGCGGGCGTGGCTCCCGCGCAGGGTGGCGGAGTCGTAGTCGTAGAGGTAGCGGGCCCACGCCGCGGTGACGCGGGCGAGGCCGCGCGGGGCGTACCCGACGAGCACGAGCAGCAGCACCGGGGCGGCCGTCGCCCACGTCGCCGCCCGGTGGGCGTGGCGGGTCACCCACGCCCGGACGGTGTGGGTGAAGTCCTCCCGCGTGGTGAGCCACGTCGGCAGGACCGGCACGAGCGGGGTGCCCGTGCTGCGCTTCCGCGCGCCGGTGACGAGCTCGACCGGCCGGCGTGCGGCGCCCGCCTCGGCGGCGCCCTTCTCCAGGCTGACGCCCGGCTCGCGGTCCGGGTCGGGCGCGGCGGGCGGCGGGGTGGCGGCGTCGGTGCTCACGCGGCACCCCCCGCCCGGTACGCCTCGACGAGCGCGCGCGCCTCGTGCTCGGTGATGTCGAGCTCGCGCGCGAGGCGGCGCCTGCCGGCCCCGGCGCGGAGGAGTCGCTCCCGCTTCTCGTCGAGCGTCTCGCCCGGTACCGGGTCGTCGTCGCCCGCCTCGTCGTCGTCCTCCCGGTCGGCCGGGCGCCCCCACTGCTGCGGTGCGGGGAGCGTCTGGACGAGCTCGACGAGCTCGTCCTCCCGCCGGACGAGGGTGAGGTAGACGAGGTGCACGAGGGCGCCGAGCGCCACGGGCGGGACGGCGCCGACCGCGACGGCGGCCACCACCCACGCGAGCGGGCGCCCGTCC